GAAAAGGTTAGCGGGATGAAGCAGGCGATCGCCAAGGTAAAAAGCAGAACCACCAGCCTAAAGCGTGGTGTACGTGAGGTTCGACAGTTGGCCACTGATGCACAAGGGTTGTATGCGTCGGCCAAAACCAAGGTTGCGGCCACGGAAAAAATAATCAAGCGTGCCGGCCAGCTCCCCACCTCGCTGGACGAGGCGCTGGCATACGCGGAGAACCTTTCGAAAATTGACAACGTGGCCGATGTATCAGTTTTGGAGATGAACGTCGGCCAGCTATCCGCCAGCGCGGACAAAGTGACGACCAGCGCCACGCCGGTGGCGGGATTTGCTGGTACAAAGGAGGGAGGCAATTAAATGGCGAGTTTCAACTATACGACCGTTGAGGGCGACCGGATCGACCTGCTTGCTGCCAAGTTTTACGGCAGCATGGACGGTATCGCCATCATATCGGACGCCAACCCGCTCGTGCCACTTACGGCGGTTTTTCCGCTGGGCACGGTGCTGGTGATCCCGATCGTCGAGGACAGCGAGATGAACGTAAATACCGACCTGCCGCCATGGAAGCGTTAGAGAAAGTCATTGCGAAAATCACCGTCAACGGCAAGAACGTAACCGCCGACGTGTCGCCATACCTCTCCCGATTGTCGTATGCCGACAAAGAGGAGGCGGAAAGCGACGATTTGACGCTGACGTTCGAGGACACCGCAGGGCATTGGCAAAACGGCTGGTACCCCGAGCAAGGCGACACGCTGGAGGTGTCGATCGGCACGCCAGACGCTCCGCTGGATTGCGGACTCTTTGAGATAGACGAGATCGGGCTGGAGTTTCCGCCCGACACGGTGACGATCAAAGCCATCGGTGCCGCCATATCCAAGGCGCTGCGATCGCGGAACAGCAAGGCGTTTGAAAAGCAATCGTTGAAACAGATCGCCCAATATTTTGCGACGAAACACGGGCTGAAGCTCGTGGGCAACGTCAGCGACCTGCAAAAAATAGAGGTCGAACGCAAGACGCAGGAAAAGCAGACCGATCTCGCATTTTTGAGCGGGTTGGCCAAGGAGTACGGGATCGTTTTTTCCGTACGCGGAGATCAGCTCGTGTTCATGGACACCGAGGAGCTGGAGGCCCAGCCCGTAGTGCAGATTATTCATAAAAACGAGTTGAGCAGGGCGTCGTTCACGGACAAAACAAGCCAAGTGTATGGCGGCGCCGTCGTGGCGACCCGTAACATGAAAACAAACAGCGTCCGGAGGTGGAAGATCGAGCCGTCAGACCAGGAGGGCGGCAAGGGCACATTGACAAACGACACGTGGCAGGGCGACGTGACGGCCGAGAACGAAACGCAGGCCCAAGCCAAGGCCAAGGGCGCGTTGAAAGAGAAGAACAAGGACAAAATAACGGGTAGCATTACCGTTGTGGGGAACGTCAAGCTGGTGGCAGGGGTCAATATCGAGTTGACGGGCATCGGCAAGTTCTCCGGAAAATGGCATGTGGTATCGTCAGCCCATGACCTCGATAATTCGAGCGGCCACGTGACCACGGCGGCGATCAGAAAAATAGAGGTGTAGATATGTTTCGACTGGGTATAATATCAGAGATCGGCGAGGGTGAGAACCTGGGCTATGCGCGTGTTTCGTTCGACGAGAACGAGATCGTTTCCGGTTGGCTGGCCATGCCGTCCATGGCTACCTACAAGACGAAGCACTGGGTGCCGGTTGAGGTCAACGCACAGGTGGTTTGCACGATGGATGAGAATTGCGAGCAGGGCGCCATCGTGCTGGTCCTTTGGAGCGACACGGACACCCCGCCCGATTGGGCCGGCCCCGATACCATGGGCGTAAAGTACGCCGACGGCGCCGAGGTATTTTATAACACCAAGGACCACAAGTTGACCGTGAACGCACCGGACTCCGAGCTGTCGATCACGTGTAAGAAATTGAATGTAGAGGGCGAGGTAAACATCACGGGAGATACCACTGTTACCGGAGAGATCACCGCCAGCGTTGAAGTTACCGCCGGCCCGCAGGAGATAAAATTGACAACACACAAGCACCCGACCAGCACAGGCGTGTCGGGGCCGCCAACACCATAAGCGTATGCCCGTACAGAAATCAGCATTGAAAGCGGCGATCAAGGCCGCCATGCTCGCCGAACGAGATAAAACAGACAACCCCGAGGCGTCCGCCGATCGTATTGCCGAGGCCATCACGAACGCGGTGGCTGCCGCGATCGTCGATGGGGTAAATACCGCCGTGATCACGCTGGCGAATGCCGCCGGACCGGTGACGGGAACCATAATCGCAAGTGCCGTATGATTGCGCCGAATGATGCACGCAACTGGCAGGTCAGTATGGAAGATCCCGCGAAGATCGTCGAGGGGGTGGATGATATTGTGCAGTCCATCAACATCATTCTGACGACCATTCCGGGCAGCGATCCGTTGCGCCCGGAGTTCGGAAGCAATGTCTACCAGTATTTGGATAAGCCGTTGCCGTCGGTGATGGGGAAGATCATATACGAAGCCACCACGGCCATCGGCCGGTGGGAAAAGCGCCTTGAAGTAACCCGCATCACCGCGAGCCGCAACGATGCCGTCCATACGGTTTTTAAGATCGAGGGCACGGTGGTCGGATCGGCAGAACAGATAACGATAACAACGATCATATAATGGCTATTGACACCAACACACCCACATTTGTGGAACGGGATCCTGCCGTGATCATGGCGGAGAGCAAGGCAAAATTGGAGGAGCTGCTGGGGCGTGAGTTGCAACCCGCACAGGTCGAGCAGTTGATCCTCAATTTCGTGGTGTTCCGCGAAACGCTACTTGTGAACCGCTTTAACGCGGGCATACGGCAAATGCTCTACCAGTTCAGCACGGCGCCGATCCTCGACTACATCGCGGGATTGGTCGCCGTAGAGCGTCTTCCGGCGGCCAGCGCGGGGTGCACCGTCCGCTTCACCCTTGTTGCGGGCCATGGCTCCGTCTTGATCCCCGAGGGAACCCGCGTATCGAGCAGCGACGGCGTGGCGATATTCCGAACGGTAGACGACGCCGTGATCGCGCCCACCACTATGACCATAGAATTAGCTGTTTTGGCCGATGTTGCTGGCAAGGTGGGGAACGGGTATGCCATCGGGACGATCAACAAAATACTGGACCCGCTGGCGTTCGTGTCGACGGTGGAGAATATCGACGTCACGGGCGGCGGGTCCGACGTGGAAAGCGACGAGCAGCTCCGCGAGCGCATCAAGCTGGCGCCATCGCAATATTCGTCTGCCGGCTCTCGATCGAGCTACAAGTTTTACGCGAAAAGTGCCAACGCCATGATTACCGACGTGTCGGTGTCGTCACCGGTGCCCGGCACCGTGCTGATCGTTCCGCTGACCGAGGTTGACGAGACACCCGCGCAGGTGATCACGGATGTGTACGACGTGTGCAGCGCCGAGAATGTGCGACCGCTCACGGACACGGTGATTGTGTCGGCGCCAGAACGTGAAGATTACGCGATCACGGTGGACGTGGTGCTGTACGACGGCGCCGATGCCGCGACCGAGCGGGAAAGTATCTCCAGCGCCTTGGAAGAGTATGCCACGGCGAAGCGTGAAAAACTCGGATTGGACATTATACGGTCGCACATAGCCCAAACGTGTCGGCTGGCCAACGTGTACGACGTTACGGTCGTTGCGCCCGCCGCGAACCTGATCATATCGGATGAACAATTTCCAAACTGCACGGCCATCACCGTGAACGTAACAGGATTTAACCGTGGATGATAAAAACGTCATAGCAAGCGCGATTTCCGACAACGAACTGGCGAGGGCCTTTTCGGAACTGGTGGCCGATAGGTGGGACAACTGGGACTTATCGGAATTTCTGCCATACTTGGTGGACACGGTAGCCCCGAGCGTCTTGCCGTACCTTGCCGATCAGTTCGACATCGACGGCCTGCAGGGGTTTGGCATGGCCGAGACCGAGCAGCAGCAACGGGACATCATCAAGAAATCCATCGCGCTGCACAAGTTCATCGGCACGCCGTGGGCGATACGTGAGGCATGCCGCACGGTGGGGTTCCCGATCGTCATTTTGGAGGAGGGAGTCATCGCCCAGCCTGGCGGCCCCGAGAGTCCCGAGGACTGGGCGCGGTTCCGTGTATTCGTTGAGGCGCCCGATAGTCGCCACATCACCGCCGAGGAGAGCCGGAAAATCCGGTTGTTCGTCGAGTTCTACAAAAATGAACGGTCGCACCTGGTCGAAATAGGCTATTATCAGAGAATCGAGCGCAGCACGATATACCTTAACAGCAACGACTGGCTTTATATCGACGCGACCACCCGCCCACGCGCGTTTTCGGCTGGGTTTAACCATGGATTCAAATAAAAAGGCAAAAATATGGCACAGAAAGAGGACTTAAAGGAACTGCTCGAACAGTATTTTCCCGACAACAACACCGGCGAGATTACCGAGCCGAAGGTCAGGGAGTTTTTGGGGAAAGTCATAGACTTGATCCCCGAGATAGCCGGCGGTGATCTTACCGGCACGTTCCCAAATCCGACGATTGGCGCAAATAAAATCGACGCGACGAAAATAGCATACAAGACCCTTACATCCGACCAAATCGCAGCGGGGGGATTGGATGACGGGGATATTTTCGCAGACGAGACGATCGGAGCGCGGGTGTTAGAGAGAGGTGCAGTCGATTCGCTGCGACTCGCCCAAAATGAGGCAAGTTGCGTAATAGCCGCGACTCAAGCTATCAGCATATCATCGGTATTTTCAATTCCGCTTACAAATATCGTTGACTATCAACCGGCCTTTGGATATTGGACGACACGAGCGATCGACGTACAAAATGCGACATCGCCCAATCCCACGGCGCAGCTAATAATCGCGTGTAATAGCGCCGCCATAGATCAGGCGAAATTCGCAACCATGCCGGCGATAATACCCATTTTAGTCTTTTCAAGTGGAGATACTATAACTGTCGACGTACAGGTATACAGCGAGTTCAATGGTCGTACGTCCCGATCCGATAATATTAAACTTTACGGCCAAGGCGGTTATGTCAGTCTTATTTTGGCGAAAACAAGCACAGGTTACTTTCTCATGGGATCGAATAATCTCACAGACTTCTAACGATGAAACAGACCATAAAACCAATAGACGGCGTATTGCATTTGATCGCCTACGATCAACAAGGCCGTGAGTTGTGGAGCATGCGCCAAAGCAACCAAATCGTAAACGGGGCCTATGAAATCGCCGCCGAGGCGCTGGCGGGCATGCCGAATGCGGCCATTTCCAAGGTCGCGGCGGGAACGAACGGAACCGCGCCGACCGAGGGCGACACGTCCATCACTGACCCCACAATCGTGGAGGTGCAGACGGTCGAGTACCCCGCGCCCGACACCGTGCGTTTCAATTTCACCTTTGGCTACATGGACGGCGCGGGAAAATCCATTTGCGAATTTGGGCTGCTGGCGGCCGATGGGCGCTTGTTCGCACGCAAGGTTAGGCAGCCGATCGATAAAACCGAATATATGACTATCAAAGGCTCGTGGGAGATCAGCGGCGCCGGCATGGCGAAAATGCCCGTGGAGGCACCAAAATATCCCATCACACTCACAATCGACAACTACAAAACCGGAGACATAGCGGATGAGGGGATATACCCGATCGTATCACTTTATGGCGTGGAGGAAACCGACAATGTGGCCGACTACAAGATTTATCTTTTCCGCCGCAGCAAAGGGCGCTACAAGTTTTTAGAGAACGGCAAAAAGGTGCGTAAAATATCCAAGGCATGGAGACATCCCAAGCATGGTTTGCCTATCGGGCAGGTGCAAGATACCGCGTTTACACCCATCCGTTTCGCAGGTAATACGCTTGGCGATACGATAACCGAATTTGGCATAGAAAAATTTAAGGAGTCGACGCTGGTCAACACAAGCGCGGGCAATCTCCGTGCAGATTTCGGCCACATCGTGGGTTGGATGTTCTCATACGATTCGGCGCTTAAAAATACCCGCATATCTTTCGGCCTGAACTATAATCTTGAAAAGGCGGATTTTGATAACCCTGAAACGGTCGAGAAAGATTATAAAAAATTCCCGATAAAAAACCTCGGATTTGCGGTGTTCAAGAATGGGGTTCAGGTAAGTGATATAACCGAATTTCAAGTATTGTGTAGCGCCTCATACGGAGAATTAGAGTACGCGATTTTGACCTAATAATGCCCTGGATTTGCCCCGTCGGTTTTTGCCATGGGGTTGACGAGGCGGTTTTTGCCACTCGAATGATCCGGCGGTCTTTAAGAGAACGATTAAACTATTTTAGCCCTGAATTTATCCCGTCGGTTTTTGCCATGGGTTTAACGAGGCGGTTTTTGCCACTCGAATGATTCGGCGGTCTTTTTGAAAAAATATGTGGGGAAATATGGATTGGACAACGATCATTAGCGCGGCAGTGGCCGCGATTAGTGCGGGCGGAGGTATTGGGATCTTCTTTGACCGGAAGCACAAGAAAAGGGCGGCCGAGCTGGCCAATGAATCCACCGTATCGTCGCAGTGGAAGGAGTTGTACGAGCGATCCGAGGCAAAGGTCAATTCCCAAAGCGACAAAATCGAGGGCCTATACAAGACGATCGGAGACTTGCGTTCACAAGTCAATGGTTTGACGTCTCAAAGAGCCGTATTAACGCTGTATAAGTGCTGCAAGGTGAATTGTCCCGACCGCGAACCACCATTTGGATCACAAGAAAACCACACCAAAAACCACGAACAACATGAGTAAAGAGCAGATCGAATTTGTCAAAAAAGTGTACCCGGCGGCGGCGCGACTGGCCGAGGCCGGAGGGGTTAATCCTCTTTTCGTGACCGCGCAGGCGGCGCTGGAAACGGGCTGGAAAATCAGAGGGATCGGCAACAACATTTTCGGAATAACGAAAGGGAGCTGGACCGGTCCCGTATCGCTGGAGTTGACAACCGAGTACTTCAAAACCCCGACCGTGACGTTCAAGGCCCCCGAGCGGGTCGTGTCGGTCGATCAGGTTGCGCCCGATCGGTACAAATATCGCGTGTACCGTCTTTTCCGTGTGTATCCGACCGTGGACGCATGCCTCGACGATCACCTGGCATTGCTGAAGAAACCGATGTACGCCGACGCGTGGCCCTATCGGAACGATGCCAAGGAGTACGCCCGCCGCCTTGTGGACAACACGGGCGCAAAATATGCCACGGCGCCGAATTACGCCGCTATTATGGCCTCGGTGATCGACACCGTGGCAAACATCGTAAAATCACTTTAACCATGAGAAAAGTCTATTACAACAGTCTTGCGGCCCGCCTACTTTTATGGCGTAAAGGCTACGAAACAGCCATGATTTTCGGCTTCATCTGCACGAAGCGCAAGAGGGCACAGCCGTTGAGTTCAAAATCGGTGAACCACGAGGCCATCCACGTCGAGCAATATATGGAGGTCACCGCCACGGCGATGGTCGTCGCCTTTGTTCTGTCCTTGGCGTTCGGCTGGGCCGTTTGGCCGTTCATCGTGGCGCTCCTGCTCTACTACGTCATCTACTTTGTAGAGGCAGGGATTTCGTGGGTATTCAACGCCGTGCGGCGGAAACTCTCGGCGACAGCGGCGGCGGATGCGGCCTATTACGCCTCCATGTTTGAAATGGAGGCACACGCTAACGAGGGGGATAACCAGTACATTTGCGGCCGCAGATCGTTCAACTGGATCCGTTACTTCGGCCGAGTATGAAAAAGTATCTGATTGTTGCGTCGGTGGCGCTGGCCATCATTGCGGCGCTCGTGATCCTGCTGCTGCAAAATAAAAGGTTGCGGCGGGAGCGGGACGCATACCGCAACAACACCGAGGTGTTGCTGGGAGAGATCGAACGCTACGAAACAAAGAGCGGCGAGCAGGCCGTCCGGGTGGGTGAGTTGCAGTTGCGGGTGGCGGAATTGGAGCGGTACCGCGCCGACGATGCCGCATTGATCAAAGACATGGGGGTCAAAAAACGGGAGCTGGAGCAGTTGACCAAGGTGCAACAGCAAACCATCTACCGCTTGCAGGGGCAAGCTCGTGATACCGTTTTTGTCGAGGTAACGCCCGACGGGTCCGCCGAGGTTCCGGCGAGGTGCGCCGAACATCACGACGAATGGCTCGATTTCTCGTGCTGCATTTTCCCCGATAATAGCTACAAGGCCGAGATCAACAGC